TACAGCTTTTTTAGCAGGGTTGTCAACGGACTCATACAGGTCAATGCCCAATGTTTCCAACGAACCGCCAGCCTGCTCAATAGCGCCTTTAAGATTGTCCTGCATAGTCTTTGCGGCAGCTTTTGCGGCACCGTCACTGTGTTCGTATGCCTTTGTCAGCTTGTCAAGCTGCGCGGGGCCTGCATCAACCAGAGCCAGCATACCGGACAGAGACTCCGTACCGAAAATCTGTGCAAGCGTCTGGTTTTTCTGCTGCTGCGTCAGTTTTGCCGTGGACGTTGACAAGTCTCCGACAATGGTATCAAGCGATTTCATTTTTCCGTTTGAGTCAAAAAAGGATACGCCTAGTTCAGCCATGCCTTTCTTTACTTGCTTTGTTGGTTTTACCAGTCGCGTTAAGGCACCCCGCAAAGTAGTACCAGCCTGCTCACCCTTAATGCCCGCATTGGACATTATGCCAATAGCCGCAGTCGTTTCTTCCATGGACATCCCCAAAGAGTGGGCGATAGGCGCAGCATACTTAAATGCATAGCCCGTATCCATAACAGCCGCGTTTGTCATATTGGCATTTGCCGCCAGCACGTCAGCAATGTGTCCGGTCTTTGATGCATCCAACCCGAAAGCGCGTAAGGCAGAGGACGCAATTTCTGAACTGTTTGCGATGCTTTCGCCTGACGCTGCTGCCATGTCCAGCAGTCCGGGCATAGCCTTTGTAATCTCGTTTACCGAAAAGCCTGCCGCAGCAAGATTTTCCATGCCGTCAGCGGCTTCGGATGCGCTGAATGCGGTATCTGCGCCCAATTTTTTCGCCTGCGCGTTTAGTTGCTGAAACTCCGAACTGGTAGCGCTAGAAATAGCTTTGACACGTGACATTTTTGCTTCAAATTCGCTGCCGGTTTTGATTACTGCTGCACCGACACCGCCAATGGCAGCAGTAGCCGCACCAATAGCAGTCCCAACACCTTTTAGGCCTGTTGCCATAGCGCTGGCGGCACTTTTCGCACCGGCAGCAACCTTGCTGTTCATGGACTTTAATCCTTTTTCAAGACCGGTATTGTCCAGTGCTGTAAGGATTTTTACGGAACCGTCTGCCATCTAATCACCCCAAATCGTTCAAGTTACCACCGTGTGCAAGTATATCAGCAAGCCTTTCGTCACGTTCCTGTTCTGCTTTCGATACAATTTCCGGAAGTTCATACTGCCGCTTCATTTTTTCGTACTGCTGCTTCTGTTCTTTTGGCATTCCGGCAGTGTCAATCGTGCGGTACATTATGATTCTGCCTTGCGGTGTATCCTCATTTAATGCAGTCAATAAATTTGAAAACGTCCACCAATGCAGTTTTTCACGCGTCAAATCTATGCTATATTGCTGCCAAAATGATGCAAAAATGTTCGCGGAATCATAATAAAAGGAACAGGCACGCTTTTTATCGCTATCGTCTGTTCCTTCTTGCCCCGGCAGCTTTGGAGCCTGCCAACCTGTATAGAATTTTAAGACCGCATCTTGCGCTTCTGGCAAGTGTGCCAATAGCCATTGCCATTCATCTGGGACGTGTTGAATTGTTTTACATGGGTAGTACAATTCAAGCATTTGTGTGACTTTTTCGTTGTCCGGTAAATCCGGGTTATCCATAATCGTTTCTAGCTTTATCCCTGCACGAAAATCCCAAACGATTGGGAATTTATGTCCTGCAATGTCTACAAGGTGGGGGAGCGGCTCAGTCAGCAAATTCATTTTTGTACTCCACTGCCAAAAATTCAAACAATGCCTGGAGTTTGTACAGGTCGCAGTCTGACTCGGCGCCGACAACGATTTCCGTTGCATCCGAACCCAGCATTTCTACCACTGCACCGTATTCTGCTTTTAAAATAGCGATTTGGTCGTCACTTTCGGCGGTATCCTTAATTTTCAGCAAGGCATCAATCAAACCGAGTGTGGCGGGTTTTAGCGGGTAAACATGTCCCTCAATCATTACTTTCTTCTCGTCCTGTGCTACATAATTAAATTCACGCATTTTTTGTACCTCCAAAAAATTATTATTTTAGTGCGTCAGGCTCATGCGCCATCCGCATCATATAAACCCCGCCGAAGCGGGGCAGAGTATAGAAATAAAGATTAAACTTTCGCGGTAACTGTAGCGATACCGGCCTTAACGGCAAGGCCAGCGGCAGTGACTTCAACCACCAAAATCTTGTTGCCGGTCGTTGCGGCAATGTCAGCAGTGCCATCCCATGCAGTCAGCGCGGAGCAGTCAGCACCCGCAACGGGCAGGGTAACTGTTGCAGCCGTCTGGTAACGATAGCTGTTACCGGCTGTCAGCGTCGGCTCAACGGTCAGTTTTGTGTCACCTGTAGCAGTACCGGCAATACTGGTAACTGTCAAAACGCCAAGTGTGGGCTTTGTCCAGCCAGCAGTAAATGGGTTCTCTCCAGAATGGAATTTTTCCATATCCCAAACGCCTTGCACTGGGTCGCCCTGTGGTTTTAAAGCACCGTCCGCACCCATTTCATTGTCTTCACCGGTAAAGTTTGCCGGAACGACGCATGCCTGAAACTTTCTGCAATGAAATTTTGTACCACTACCGACTTCTGCGGGGCGGTCAAGGTCTACAATATACAACTGTGTGTCGCAGTCAGGACTTGTCAGATGATTTTCCGCACAGTCTGTCAAAAACTCAAGTGCTTCATTGGTCGGAATATCATCATATTTGTAATCAAAAGACGAATCGAATTTATTTACAGAGCCCGTCGTACTATTGTCACAAATGTACTGCTTAGATTTAACCTGCGCGTTTGGCTTTTCATCCAAAGTGGACACGCCAATGCCAAGTAGGGCAATGCTTTCTGTCCCCATAGGGTTTGTATTGATGTAAGATGCTTTTGCTGTGCGCTTTCTGACAGCGCGAGACTCGTCACTCATAAAATCACTCCTTGTAGTATTTCAGCGCTATCTGAATTTGATAGCGTTGCTTGTGTGTATTTGCGTCGGCGCTCATGGAATACCCGGAAGTCAGGACTTTAATTGATTCCGCTTCACTGCCGATGGGCAGTTCCGGTAGAATTCCAGCATCGTTTTGCTTCTCAATCCAGTCTGAAAACTGGTCGAAGAAAGCGGAAATTTTCATGTTCTCGAGCTCGGCAGCGGAATACGCCTCGCGGGAAGCAAAAATATACAGCCGTTTTCGGATGCTACTGCCGCCAATATACTGCTTAACGACTGTCTCCGTGGGTTCCTCGTCCAGCGTGTACGATACCTCTTTGTCGCCCAAGTAGTTAACTTTGACTTTGCCGCCATCCAGTAGCGGGCAGGTGTCTAAAAACTGCTTGACACCCTCCGTGATGGATTTAACCAAGTTCGGCACCTACCTTTTTGGCGACTGCTGTGGTAATTTCGTCGCCGTGGTCTGCAATCATGCGTTTATCCCATTCCCTGCCACGCTGGCCGCCCACTGCGGTTCCGTCAGTTCCGTTTCCGCCGTTTTCGTAGTACTGCCGCTTTGCATATGGCTGGTCGTATAAAACGCCATCAGGCTGCACCTGTGCTGTGTTTTTCAGGGTGCCTGTTCGCATCGGAACATACGGCTCACATTGCCGCGCAACCTCAGACGAAAAAAACTTTTGAATAGGCCCCTTATCCTGCAAGCCGCGATTACGAATGATGTCGCGTGCAACCGGCAAATCAAGTACAACTTTAACGCCCATTTATACCGCCTCCAATCGCCAATGCGGCGCATGCCCCTGCATGTTGTTTGCAGCAGCCTTGACTGTAACTGCACCTGCAGCAGCAAGCGTTACATCCGACTCGCCGACGTCAACGTTACATGCGCCGTGCACAAGCATATCGCCAACAGCCGGGGAGAAACCGCCGGGGGCTGACTCAGCGGGGACGCGGACAATTATAGCTTTGCCGATTGCCATGCCGTGGTCGGCCTGCGTCACTCGCTCAGATGCGGCAGAAGACGTTTTCTCCCGCCACGTAACGCCATTTAGCTCTGCTTTTGATGTAATTTCACCATCTTCCAAATGATAGAGCATCACAAGTTCTGTTGCCATCATCATGCTTCGCACCCCGCATATCGTAATGGGTCTGCCCTCGGAAGCCACAGGTCAGCAGCATCCGCTTTCAACTTTTCATAGCTTTTGCGGATGTCTGAAATTCCGGAATAGCTTTCGGAATATCCGTCATTTGAGAACGACTTTACGCCCTCACTTTCACAAGACTTGCTTTCCGCATCTTCCTGCCGTTTTAGCACCTCTGCGACTGCGCAGACGGCACTTTTGACTCGGTCAGTAACTTTTAGCGGGTCTGTTATAAGCCGCCCATAGGTCAGCCTGTCAATATACAATGATGCGTCACGCTCGTATCGTGGCCAGTTTTCGGCAGAAAAAAGAGCACCTAAGTAGGTGCCCGAATAGTAGTCAAAGGTTGCATACAAAAATATCACTCCTTATGCAGTCGGCAGGGTAATGGCCTTGGTTACCGCAGTAGTAGCAACGGTAATTGTATCGGTCACTGTACGATAGCCAGACTTTTTGATTGTTACCGGGTAAGTGCCAGAACGCAGATTATACACAACCTGACCAGCACTATCTGTCTTAAGGCGGTCACCGTCAACGTCAACCGTAGCACCCGCAACTGCCACAGGCGTTGTCGCATCGTCCTTAACAGTCAATGTAACCTTATAGTCCGTAAAAGCGGATGCTGGCTCCATGTACGCGAACGGAACGGTGGTACGGTCTTCGTCCAGACGGGTAGCATAGTTTGGCAACGCCCAACCAAGGCGCATAACCACGCGCAGAGCAATCATATCCTGCTGCGCAAGGTTGTACACAATCGCCTTGGTAGACGGGTCCTGGATAACGCCTTGGTCGAGCAGCTTAACGGTTACATCCTGCCGCATTGCGTAAACAGCCTGACTAAAATCGCCCGCAACCATCAATGCAACGGAATTATCGAAACTGCCGTTCAGCGGAAACGCGATGGGGCTGCCGTCCAGCGTGTATGGGGTGGCTGCTTTCATATCGCTCATAAACAGCGGGTGGCCGTTTGTGTCTTTGATTCCGCGCAGTGCAGACCGAGTTTTGACGGATGCAACAATGCCATT